GGATCTATATCATCAATACTATTCTGTCTGTTCTTATCATCCTGACGACGTAACTGGGGTAATGGAATACTATCTCCTAACAAACTACTATCAGCATACCTCTGTGAAAACTCTTGGTATGTAAATGATCTATGTCTTAATATCTGTGCTGCAAGTCCTCTGGTAGTATTAATCTCAACGGTCATGAATGCTTGCTCAAAGACGCTCCAATGCCCATGTTTAATACAATACTTAAGAAGACCCTCAACGTTAGGGTTTTCTTGGTTCTTAGGGTTTGATACCCTTGCAATGTAACCAATAGTTTTCTCTGCATCAGGTGTGACAGAGATCAACGAAACATCATTCATCAGATACAAATAAAATACGAGTGATTAAACATAATGCAAATGCTTTAATATAATTTAGGGTTACAAAACCAAATAAACCTGGCATTAACCAGTTCCATAATAGCATAACAACCAGAGGTCTGACAAATACTCCAATCAATTTAGATGCAGATTTGTATGCTTCCTCATCTTTTTGTTTCTGAATCGCTACCTTTTGTTCCTTAGTCCTATTAAGGAACATGGTCATCTGGTTTTGCGTTTTGGTTTCTTCTGTTTCGTTGGGTCGTTCCATAGTTTAGGATTGATTCTACCTTCTGATTGTGAAAATTTTACAAAATCTTTTTTATAAAGATCGTAATAATAATCAAAAAGTTCTACTGTTTTTTGTGATAAAGAAATGTCATAGCATACTTTTCCATCTACCTTATACTCAACAAGGTATGCGGTGTAAGGAAGTTTAGGATCTTTAGCATCTTTGGGATCGCAGTTTTGTTTAAGGACGGTAATTCCCTTCAACTTCTGTTCCCCCATTCGATTGATGGAAACGCTTCAGAAACTACTGCTTTAGTAATTCTTTTATATTTCTCAGTCAACCTACCATCTTTGACAAGACAAAGAAGTTCTGCTTCTTCAGCAGAAAGTCCTTCAAGTAATTGAATGAACATTGTTTCTCTCTTCAAAGCTTTGAGACGACTGTCTCCTCCTTTAAAGAATCTATACAACCCTTTATACTCTGATTCTAATCGTGTGTGATCAGTACCAACTGGTGCATCATTAGGTGTATAAGGCACATCACCTTCGGGTATTTCTGAGACTACAGTCTCATCGAAGTTAATGATCATAAGTTGACGAAGGGCAACACTATTATATTTTTGAAATAGGTCTACCTTTTCTTTCTTCGTCTTTGCATTTGAAATCTTTCGTAAGACCTCACTGATAAGTAACCTAGCGTTACTGTTTTCAATTGATTTAGTAGGCATAATTAAAATTAATTCATTTAATCTTCATCGTCATCATCGTCTTCATAAACGATCATGTCACGAAGGTAAAGTAGTTCATCGTGAACTATATCTCCATTCTCATCTAGCATTTCTGGATGAGAGACCGATTTAGCATAGGCAGCGTTTTCAATAAAATCTTCAACGTAACCTTTTGCTAACCAAGAAATAGTTATACCGAGTAAGAATGCTCCGATAGTAACTAGAACTGCTATTGCTATCAATAGATAATCGTATAGCATAGTTTCCTCCGTAGTTATTTTTATTTAGAGGTTTTCCTACGACCTGGTCGTTTATCAATTTCGTATTGCCAAGCATCTTGTAAAATCTTAAGCAAGTATTTAGAAATCTTCCTTGCTTTTGGTTTACCAAGATGACCATATGCCTCACGAAGTTGATCGTTAAACGGTGTACTACCACCCTTGATATAAGCATCAAGGTCAGAGATAGTTAAAGCAAGTTCGCCCGCAGTTGAACTTTCAATAAACTCTGTAATTTGTTTACGTTTAATCTTGTTGTGCTTTAAGAAATCGTACGCTTTAAAAAGATACATGTCCTTTTCAAATGCACAATCAATAGCGTGCTCAACAAGTTCGTAAAATTCATCCATTAGATCAAATTGTTTTCACGAAGATATTTTACAGTCTCGGTGCAACCACCTAAGTTGTTGTCAGCCAAGACTACCTGAGGGAAAGTAGATCCCTGTCCAAACTGAGTATAGAATGCTTCACGTTCAAAGTCAACCCCCAATTTATATTCTCTGTAATTATATCTCTTACCTTCAAGTACCTGTTTGATCTTTGTGCAGTATGGGCACCCTGTTCTAGTGTAAATTGTAAAATTCATAGTCATATAATAGGAATAAAAAAGACCCCTACTATGTAGAGGTCTTGATCCATCTCGAACCTAGACTATTTAGAAGACGAACTTAACGCCTGCTTTAGCAGAGAAGTCAATGTCATCAGAAGGTGTTGTTACACCAGAAACCTCTCCGTAGAACTTATCATAAGATCCACCAAGGTATCCGATTAGTTCTACATCACCGAACTCATCAGCAGTCTCTGTGTGAGTCACTGTAGGACCACCAGAAACATACCAACCGATTCCGCCTGGTGTTTCGCCTTCGTATCCGATTACTGCTTCTAGTCCACCAGATGTATAAGATCCGTCTGGATATGAACCTGTTGCTTCCAAATTAACGTATGGACCAGCAAAAGCTGTACCTGCTAATAGGAATGGAGATGCTGCAACTGCAGCGATTGTTGATTTAATCATTTTGTTTTTAAAGTATCTCGCATAGGGCATAAAAAAATCCCTTGCGGATGATAGATCCCCGACATGGGATCCTTTTACATACGCAAAGGGTTACGATCTTTCGAGTCCTTTGTATGATCTATTTATACTAACAGAAGACTGCCTGTTTGTCAAGTGTTTTGGTCTGCTAGTTTTTCCTTCTCTTTTTTCTTGATCATTTTAGCAAAGAGGACATCCTCTTTAGTCCACAAATTCTTGTTGATCTTGCGTTGCTTGATGATTCGTTTTGCTGCTTGGATTGTTTCTTTTGGATTCATGTCTTTCCTTTGTTCTATATTCGTTTAGTTTTTTTCTAGATTCAACTAACATTTCGTGTACTCTATGCTGTCCCTCGTAGTAAGCATCAGGATCTAATTGAATGTCCATAACGTCTGAAGGATCTACGACCGCATCAAAGTATGCGTCTCCGTCACCTAAAACTTCTCTGAGTTCCTTAGGTAAATTTTCATTCTTGATTCTTGGTAAGTCCATTAAGTTGTAGTGTAGGTGTATCCAGTTGCCTTTCTAGTATGCCAGAATAAATTTCCATCACCTAGAGTATTAAGGTCTAATGATGACGCTATTATAGCATCAGTTGCTCCGACTGTCACTACTACCTCTGCGTTACAATCAGAACCATCTCCATCTTTAAAGCAGAGTTTCTTTCCACCATTTTCAACAGTAAAACCAGCAGCATTAGCATTCAATATAGTTGCAGCATAATTACCTGCAACAATACTATTTGCTGTAGCAGAATCACTACCAGTTTGAGATGAACCTTGTGTGAAACTTACATTTAATTGAGGTAGAGCGTAAGTTCCAAGTGCTTTACCATATGATGATGCATCATTATGAGAAAAAGCAAAGGATAGATTAGAAGCACCTGCACCAGTGACTAATAAGTCTCCATTGGATTGGAAGTTAGCATCTATAGTAGGTGAAGCATACTTAATTGTCCATGCTGCACCACCAGGATTATCTGTCCATGTATTACCAGAAGCAGGATTAGTATCAGTTTGATTAGTTACTGTAACAGCAAGGGTATGTCCTCCCTCACTAAGACTAGACAAAGTGGTAGTAGTGCTAGTTGTATATGAACTGGACGTTGCTATCTGAGTTCCGTCAAGTGTGAATGTAGCAGTATTATCTGCCTGACATTCAAATTCATAATTACCTGTTGTAGGAATATTTATATTCCAAGTTGCTGTTTGAGCAGCATCTAACAATGAATTTGAATTACTAGGGAATACTGCATAGGTATTCATGAGTGATGACCACAGAGGATGAGGACCAGAATATACCCATTGTATAGTTGTTCCAGTAGTACAAGCACCACCCTTACACATTTTAATATACCAACCACCAGGATTTCTATCCCACTTATAAGCATTACCAGTTGGGAGACCATCTGAATCAGTGAATCCAGCATTAGAATTTGTGCAACTCACAGTAAGAATTAATGTTCCTGCAGAGATGGACGCTGTAGCAGTGTATGGGGTGCTGCTAGAACCGCTTGCGAAGATTCCACCTGTAGCAGTGATAAGAGGGGATGAGGACGTTCCTAGGGTTAATGTAGCACTATCATCAGCAGCAAATGTAAACCCATAAGTATCCGCTTCAGCGATAGGAATTTTATAAGTTACTATCTGCTCTACAAGTGGGAGAGTACACACAGCAGGGTTAGTCCATACTGCATATGCATTTGCTTCAGCACTCCAGTAACCTGCTACGTTTGTTGTAGTAGTTGTTGGTAGAACATCAGTAATAGTAAATCTAGCATTACAATCACTACCATCACCATCCTTCAAACATAATTCACTGGTGCTGTTCTGAACGATAGGACTATTAGCAGCATTTAATCCTGTATATGTGATTGAGTATGAACCTGGTGTGAGTTGTAAAGAATGACTTTCATTTCCACTTCTACCAACTTGTGTCCAAGTAGTAGTTCCTATCTGAATGTTATCTACAGCAACACCTGCAGTTGTTGTCCTATCATTCCATTGTAATTCTATTTGAACTATACCTTCTCCTGTTCCACCGACTACTAAGTTAGCACTTGTAGCATCAAAGGATGCTGTGATTGTAGAGTTGTTTAATATACTTTGGTTCTCAGAAGTTACAGGAAATGTGACTGGTGAAGAACCTTCTGTTGCTGTCTTAGTAACTAACTGACCATTTGGTGCGTAAAACTTTAATGGTTTAATATTAATGTCAGGTTCATATGGAGAACATGCCTCAGGATTCATCTTAGGCACAAAGAAATTTTCGTTCAATCCTAAAGTTCTTACTGCTGTCTCATACGGAACTGGTAAAGGAAATGGAACTGGGTCTAGTGAAAATATATCTTTACAATCATAATACTCTATAGTTCCATCTGGCAAAGTTCTCTTCTTGCATTGAGTTTCTAGATACCAATTACCATCAGCACCTAGAGTATTATCTATAGGTTTATACCAATCTGTTGGATTACCATATACAGATTCCCTACCATCGTCTATCCCTCTTGCAGTATCGTCAAGAGCAGTACGAGAATCGTAATCTAACTGTTGTGTCGTAGGTGGTAGGTCACATATGGGACCAAAGGCACCTTCTGGATAATAGAATGCCATAAAAAAAAGAGGGGTTTATCCCCCTCTATTTAGATTAGTCCTAGTGAACCTGCTGTAATACCAACTGCAAGAAAGAAACCGAATTCTAAAATGCCATGATACTCAGGAGATATCCCTAAGATCTTTGATTTTAAATGAGTCATTTATGCTTGTGCTCCTCAGCATTGTATGTTTATAGTGCGTTACCACGAGGTAATACTTCCTCAGGGAATACAAAGTTTTCATGCGGTTGGTCAACTGATGACATCCATGCTCTCATACCTTCATTAAGAAGTATATTCTTAGTGTAGAAAGTCTCGAACTCTGGATCTTCTGCTGCTCTTATCTCTTGAGATACAAAGTCGTATGCTCTGAGGTTAAGTGCTAGACCTACGATACCAATTGAAGATGTCCACATACCCATTACAGGTACGAATAACATAAGGAAGTGTAAGAATCTCTTGTTAGAGAATGCTACACCGAAGATCTGTGACCAGAATCTGTTCGCTGTAATCATACTATAAGTTTCTTCTTCCTGTGTAGGATCGAATGCTCTGAATGTAGAACTCATTGATTGATCGTTACTGTAAGTAGAAGTATCTTCATACAAAGTGTTCTGAACTGTTGCTCCATGTATTGCACAGAGTAATGCTCCACCTAGTATTCCTGCTACACCCATCATGTGAAATGGATTTAGAGTTA